AACTTAATGGAACATTTATTGTTTCTAAAAAATCAAACGTTACTAGCGTGTCGCCGTCTTGAATTTCTCCGCTTTCACCATTAATAATTCTACCTATTGCAGATATGTTTACCCTGCGGCCTGATAGTCCCATGCTTTCAAGCGCGGTTTCTTCTTTTTTGTTTTCATCGTCTGCGCCTATAATTACGCCAATTTGAGTTAACAAATACCCAACGGCAAGCATTGTTGTTCCGGTTACAGACCTTCCAATTGTTTTTGCGATATCGCGTTGTTGTGTTTTTGTTAATGTTTCTGTTCCAATATATTTAAGCATCTTTAATGCGCCAAGCGGAGTATAGTCTATTGACCGCTGCATTAAATTTCCGGGAACTTTGGTATACTTGAGCATTAAATCGCCTAATCCAAAATCTCCACCGTTTACGCCTACCTTATTAAGCGTATTTTTTAATTTTGATAACACTTGCGCAGGCAAACTGTTATCTTGAAACGTGTTATATAGCGATTGATCTTTTGCAATTTGGCGCGTTTCGTCATCCGCTATTTCGTAAAGTTCTTCTATGGTTTTACCGTTTACATCTTTACCGTTGAGCGCTAGTTGTTTGCGTATTTCGCTAATTTCAACTGCGCCTTTTGCCATTTGATCGGGTGTTTTTAACTCTCTGCCAAGCAGCCTTTCAAGTCGGCTTAATACAGCACTGTTTGCAGCTGTAAAAGTCTCGTTTTTAAATAAATCGTATTTTCCGTTTGTGCCGCTAAGCGTTACGCCTGTTTGAATTTCAAACTCTGATTTTTGTGCTGCTTTTGCTCCGGCTTCTATGTTTTGTTTAACATTTGACGGTCTAAAGCTGGGCGCAGCTACCGTTCTTTGTTTTGTTTTAAGCGAAAGTAACTGATCCATTAAAGACGCCGAAATATCAGAAAACAATTCCTGATACCTAAAACCGGTATTTGATAAAAAATTTCTAATCCATGTCCGAGGATTAATAAGGTGCATAAACGCTTGTATTGTGGATATTTTTTGCCCTATCGTTCGCGGTACGTTATCTAGCACGTACAGGCTTATATTTTGGTGCATCGCATCTAATAAGCCTGATGTGTCGTCGCGGGCAACCATATCATTTAATACCGCTGTTGTTGCTTTGCCAAGTTTTCTTTTTCGCAATTTAGCGACTTTAATAAACTCGTCCGCAAGTTGCTGAGCGTTCATGCCTTGCATGTTTTCAACGGTATCCATAACAAAAGCCGATTGCTCGGCTGTCATTGTGTATTTCTTTTTAAGTTTTTTGTTTGCATTGTCTACGGCTTGCTGTATGCCCTTTAGCGTCCCCTCAGGCGTCGCCTGTGACCATATTGCCGCAGACTGTACTAATTGCCCTGCCTTGCTAAATTTATTCGCAGTTTGGCGTATAACGTTTAGTGCTTCGTCGGCGCGTCCGGTCTGTCTGTATCGGTTGATAATTTCAGATGCAATTGCAGCGTCAGCAGGGCTGTTAAGCACTTCGCTATTGTTAATGTATCGTTCAGCTTGTTCAAAATTATTAGATACAAACTGTTGTGCGGTCCTTTTTTGAGTAACGTTATCTGTTGTTTGATACGTAGAATTTAACTCGTTTAAACGGTTTCTAAATTCAGCGTCCGTTTGAGCGTTTCCGGTTATGCTGTTTTTTATTGTGTCTACTAGTTTTGTACGTTTTGTTTGATCGCCTATAATTTGTTGGTTTAAATAATCTGCCGTATTATCGGGCGTTTCTTGAGTTGTTTGCATTATGTCCGGTATATCAGGTATGACAATTTCACCGTTTTGCGTTTCAACATTTAAATTCTCTATTTTGTTTTTATATTCATTAAGCGTTTGTTCGTTTTGTTGTGTTAGTTCGCCAGAGCTTAATGCCGTATCAATTGAATTTGCCGTAGCTTCTGCCAACCCCTGTGATATGGTTTGCCCTCCGTCAATAATACCCGCTGTTATTGCGCCTAAAACAAAAGCGTACATAGCGTCGTCAGAATAGAGTAAAAATTCGTTGTTTTCATCAAGCGTCATGTTTCTAAACACTGGATCGAGAATTTCTTGTAAGTATTCCTCAAACCCTTCTGACGCCATTTTAGTTCCAAGCGTTAAACTCGTGCGTAAAAAAGCGTTTTTAATATTGCCCAAAAAGGCGTCTATTCCGGCGTTTGTTACTGCGCCGCCAAGTGCGCTAATGCCACTTAAAAGATATCCTATGCCGCCCTCTGAGGCTCCGGCAAGCACTGAATATCCATACGCCTGTGATTGTGAGTATCCTTCGTTAAGAGCTTGTTTGTATGCTGTTCCTTTTACGTTTTGAGCTGTAGCCGCTGCGCCTACTATCGGAAGTTCAGTTACTGACCCTGCCGCAATTGCGGGAGCCATTTGCCCCGCGGCATACAATACGTCGTATGCGCCTTTTCCAACATCTGTTTCTAGTCCTTGCCTTATTTCCTGAGAAGCGTACTCTATCGGAGTATAAGGGAGTTCTTCCCATGACATTCCTTGTCGCAAGCCATATATCCCCTGCTGTAATCCAGCCGCAGGCGCAAGCAAATATTCTAATACTTCGTTCCCTTTTATTTCTTCTGCTATATTTTCACCCGATCGTGCGCTATAAAGCTCGCTTAGCGATTTGGAATATTCTAATGCGGTTTCTGCACCGTAATTGTAATATAGATACCAATAAATATCTTTTTCATTTTGTTCCATTAATCCCGGCGCTTGTTCGTATAGTTCATCAGTACCGTATCCTGCCGCCGTAATTGGCGTATATGTGCCTAGCTTATCAGAGTTTTTTGCTTCAATTATTTTTTGTATTAACGGGGCAGATTCTATTTCGTTTTTAAGCGCCTCTATGTCGCTTGCCAAGGAATTATATTGATCTTGCAGCGCCGTTGTATCCTCGCCGGGTTGCCACTCAAGATTTTTTTTAATTATTTTTGTTCCCTCTAACGCCCGTTCAAGATTTTTAAGTTGTGCAGCAGCTTGTTCTACATCGTAATTTATATAATAATCTTCTTGCTGCTGTTGAGTTTCTTTTGCTGTATCGGCGCGATAACCCGCTACTCCCGCTACTTTGTTATATTTTTCTAAACCAAAATCCTCAATATATTGAAGCGCGTTGTCAACAGCAATAGGCTGTTTTTCCGCTTTTGTTTGACCTTCTTGAGTAAAAACATCTTTCCCTGTTTCTCCCCATCTATTTTCAAGACGGTCTGTTATTAATTTATTTTTGTTGTACGCGCTTAATACGGCGGATATTCCCTCGTTGCTCGACGTATCGTAGCTGGTTCCTTTTGTTGCCGCAGGTAAGTCTCTAAGGTAATTGTTAATATTAAAAGAAGCCGGGGCAACTCCGGCAAGTTTTGCTATTTGATCTTCGTAACTGTCTGAATAATCGTACTGTATTCCGTATTGGTCAAGAGTAGATGTTTTGGCTCTGCTTTTGCTTAAATTTTGATACGCGGTATATAAATCATTTTGTTCGTTTGCAGATGAATCAATGATGCTTGAAAACATATCGCTAAATTTACTTGCGCCAAAATCCTGTATAATTCGGTTTCTTTCTTTAAATATTGCGTCTGCTGTTTTTATTGAAGGTAACAAACTAGTACCGCTTACGTCAGGCGCGGAAGATTTTAAACCGTAATAGGATACCAATGTACTGTATTCCTGATTACCAAAATCTTTTATTATTCTATCCTTGTTTTTTTCAAGGTTAGAAAGTAAACTACTGTAATTCATTAATTATTCCCATAATAAGATTTATACCATGCTGATTTTTTAGCTGGCGTTGACACGTCTGTAGTTGATGATGATGCTCTAGAAGTTGATGGAACATACCCGGATAACGCATACGCTACATCAGTTGAATATCCATCTAGTACCATTTGTGAATATATCTCCGCTGGCGTACCAGTGTATTTACTTCCGCCGCTGCCGCTTCCTGAGCTGCTTAAATATGTTCCAACTGCTGCCGCGTCGTATCCCGTCATTGCTTTAAACTGTGTTGCAGTTATTGAGCCGCTTTGAAGCATTGACCACGCTTTGCTAAATTCCGTGTCTTTTGCGCTAATTAACGCAGTTCCTTTGCTTGTCGCAATGTTTGCAAGGTTCTGGTCGCGCTGTGCTTGCTGTGTTAACAGGCTGTTTTGGAGGTCTTGAACGTACTTCTGCTGATTTAAACCTATGTTTGCGTTGGTATTTACCAAGGTGTTTTTATTGCGCTGCTGTAGCGTCTGTACGCCTCCACCCGCGCTTGACAAGCCCGCATTAGCGGCAACTTCGTTATTTGCCCGTCCGGCATTAAAATAATCAACATACGCTTGGTTTTTTAGCGGCTGGTATTCTTGGCCGGCATTTGATATCTGTGTGTTAATTTGCCCTGCTGCCGCGTTGTACGCTGATAAGGCCGCTTCTTCTTGCGGTGCGTACAGGCTATTTATATATGCTGTCGGGTCGTATGTCATGTTTACCTCCACTAAAAACGCTAAATTATGTTATATAATCTCTTACAAGGTTTTGGTCTGTTTCGTTTACTACTCCGTCGCGGTTGACATCGCCAAGCTGTAGCGCATTACCAGTTAATAATGCATACCCTTGATAATGTAAACTAATTAACGTATAATCACCTGTATTTACTACTCCGTCCATATTTACGTCGCCAAGTATGCCGTATGGCGCGGCTTTCCACCCGCCGTTATATACCCATGCGCCAATTACTTTTTTGTCTATTGCCCCTGCGTCCGGCGCTATTTTCATGCTTACTACAAATTTGTCTATTGCACCTGAATCCGGCGCTATTTTCATTCCGTAATAATCACCAACTGCCATAACTACGCCTCATGCTGTATATACAGCGTTCCTGCGGGGTATATCCCAACGGGCGGTGTCGCACTTGTGCCATATATCATTCCATTGTTTTGCGTCCACGGGCTCCATGTAGCCCCCGTGTCTGTGGTAACGCGCATATACCTTCTTCCGTGTCTATCTATAATCTCTTGTTTTACATATCCTGTTGTGCCGCCCGTACCGTAAGATACATACATAAGAAACGCAGCGTTAGTAGGCGTATTCCCCAACGCCGCAGCTCCCGCGTCTGATATGCATTTAAACGAACCCGGTGTTACATATGTGTTAAGGTTTGCTGCTGCTGTAATTTCAGTTCCGCCGTCAAGCCTTGGAATAATTGCCAATACCGCTGCTGCAAGTTGTGCTAATCCAACTGCCGCATTGGCTATTTTGTTTGCCGTAATAACGCCAGTTGCCACGGCATCTTCCGTAACTGAATCGTTTGCAAGATGCTCAGCGTCTATTGCGCCAGCAACAATATGTTCAGAATCTACCGAATCGTCAGCTAGCTTAGTGCCGTCCACCGCGTCTGCTTCCAGCATTGCCCGCTCTATTTCGCCTTCGCCTATTACTGATGATATATCAACGCCCTCGGCAAGCGCCGTCTTAAGTTCTTCTATCGCTCCCTGCACATCTGTCGCCGCCAAACCAACTACCGTTTCAAGTTTAATGCACGACGCGCCGCTGCTTCCCGTTGCGGTGCTTTCAAGCGCTGTTTTAATTGCGTTAACACCATTTTGTATTTGGTCAAATATGTCTTTAAACTGCGCCCTTGCTGCCGTTTCGCTTGTTGGTGTAGTGACGTAAGTTGTTTCATTGGCTATATTGTCAGTTGGGGTATACGCAAAACTTGTTATTGCCATTACGCGCTCCTTTTCTTTGTTTTGCCTGTTTGCAAATACGTAAATTTAATTTTTGAAAGCCCTACGCCTCTGTTTATTGTGCTGCCCTCAAGTTTAAACTGAATGTATACGCTTTTTTTCATGTTGGCCTTAAATTTGTACGCTTCTGGAAATTTTCTTGCGTCCCATGTAAACGTGTCCCATGTAAACCCGTCCCAAGAAAACGTTTTAATATCGTAATCGTCAGATGCGTAATCGTCTGTGTTTTCGTTCATTACGGTTAGTGTTGCGTATATGTCGCCTATTGATGGAAATACAGGGTACACATATTGAAACAGCTTTAATTCGTCCGGTGCGTTTAAATCGTAAGCTTTTGATTTCCAGTACGCAGTTAATGCTTCTCCAAAATCGTTTTTTGTTGCGTCCAGTGAAACGATTCCGTCCGTGCTTCCGTAATATAAATCTGCGTCGCCAAACATACACGTAGGCGTCATATTGTCAAACCTAAACCATGCTAATCTTCTTTGGGCTTTGTCGTAGTCTGAGTAATTGTAAAAAGGCGATGCGCCATAATCCCAAACATACGCATACCCGCCAGCGCACAGCCAGTAACATTGGTCAAAGTCTGCCGATACTGCTGATGTTAAGTTAGATTCTTTCAGCAATAACGAATTGATGTTTCCGGATAATGGCTTTATATTGGCTTCGTTTTCAACGTCGTAATTGACCATTATAAAAACTCCGCCTTTAGAATGAGCAAATACTAATTTGTTATCAATAAGCTGTATGCTTCCCGGCATATCGCAGCCTACCGTTTCGCCCGTAGTGTCAAATATCTGGTTTACCGGATAAAAGATGTTTTCTCCGTCGAATGAATACCCTACGGAAAACGCGGAGTTTTCTTTTATGATAATCATGTACGCGCCCATTTTTTGAACGCCTGTAATCGCTTCGTTATTTTGGTCTAACAGTTCATACGACGTATCAGGCCAGTACGTAATCCCTGCGCCAGTAGTTAAATCGCACCGCCAGTAATAATAAGGATAACTTGCGTTACCCATTGCAAAACATCTTGTGCCTCCGAAAACGCCCGCCGCTTCTCCGCCGTAAGGTGTGCCGTATTTACATGCGGCTATCTTTGCTTTGTTGCCGGAAACGGTCTTATAAGCGGTTATAATAACATTGTCTGTCCCGGAGGCTGGCGCGCCGTGTGGCGACGTACCCGCTGAAAAATCAACAGTTCCTGTTGTGCGGTTTACCGTAAATCCTGTGTTTTCTACTACTGCTACGCCGCCCACCGTACATGTAACGGTTGTCGCGTCCAGTGACGCCTGTGGTAGCGTGTAGCTGGCGGTTGCCGCATCACCGTTAAACCATACTGTAAATCCTGCGCCAATTAAATTGTACGGGTCGTTGTCTGTTCCTTCTCCCGCAGGCGTTGTATTTATTTGCACTATAGGAACATTGGGCGCTATTCTAGTCACCGTATAAGAGGAATCTATGCGCCATATTTCTACGCCATCGAAATACCACAAATACCCGCCTGATTCCATAAAAAACCCTGCGGAGTCTTGTACCTGGTCTTCCAATGCGGACGTAGTAATCTTTGTAGCAGCTCCCGCAGCCCATTTGTACAAGTTAGTTCCTGCGTGTATACACCGATAAGAGCCGAACACGTCCCATGCTTTATAGACGTTGGCTAATGTGGTATAAAGCGTTTGCCCCGGTCGCTTAACAAGGGCTTTTTCTCTATACCACATATTTAACATATCCGGGCTTTGGTTGTCGTTTATCTCGTATTCAGGGTCACGAGTATTAAGCCCGCCCGAAAGTTCGGGGAGTGTAATTTCTTTAGGTTTCGTCACGCCGTTGCCATAAGTCCTTTAGCCTGTAAGCCAGTTATAATGCTGTTTATTGCCGTAGCCATTGTTGCTGTGCTGCTGCCGTCTACCGTTGCAATTGCGGTGATTTTTGACGCCAAAACAAACTTTGCTGCGCCAAGCTCATTAAGCCCTGAAATGTTGTTGCTTGTATCCGGTACAAGCGCCTTTCCCGCTGTTGCTGATCCTGCCGTTACCCCGTCAACGTATGCTACCTCCGTGGTAGAAAGCCCCTGTGTTTTTTTGTACGCCTTGTATCCAAGTCCTGCCATGTGTTTGCTCCTTTCAAAATAATGAATCTTTATTTGTTGCGTTGTCCGCTATATACTGCCATTTTGATTTCCACGGTTCTATGTGCATTGCGCTCAGCCACAACGCAGCGTTTTTCTTATCTGGGTTGTGCCGAAATGCATCTAATCCAATTGCTTTTGCTTTGTTGTAATCTTCTTTTCTCCAATAGCATTGCGATTCAATTAGCAACGCCTCTACTACTTCTGGAACCCATTGCGCGTCTTTTAGGTATTCGTCAATGATCTTAATTGATTTGTCGTACTCGCCGTATGTAAAATACTCACGGCCTAGATAAAACATATCGCGTAGTTCGTTGTCTTTAATTACTGAGTATTCAAGCGTTTTTAACACGTTGGGTTGCGTGTGTCCGGGTTTTTGCCAGTGGTCAATTTGCATTCCTTCCGCTTTTACAAGTCTGCCGTCCGGTATAATGGTTTCGTGGCATCTTGTGTAATACTTACTATTTTTTCTAAACAGTTTGGTAACAGGAAACACCATTTCCGGCGATCCGTCCGGCTTGTGAAAATGGACAAAGTCACATACTATTTGGTCATAGTTTTTTAACAACTTTTTGACGTTGTCGATGTTCCACGTTACCCGTTCGTCTGCATCGGGCATAAATACCCATTTATACTTGGCTTTTTTGATAGCGTCGTTTCTGTTAGCGCCTTGATTGTGTATTTCTGTTCCTACGGTATACGCTGGTTCCCATCCAAACCGTTCAACAAATTTGTCTATGTCTTCTTGGGTTGCGATTTCCATGTTTCTTTTTCTGCGAAACACTTTTGCGCCCATTTCTTTTGCAATTTTAACGGTGTTGTCTGTGCTGCCGTCGTCAGAGATTAAAATCTCGTCGCAGCCTTTTAAATTGTCTATCAAGTCTCGTATGTTGTGTTCTTCGTCGCATACCATAATTACGGCAGATATTTTCATCAATTCTCCTAACCAAAAGGTTTACATAGTATCGTTATTGTCCCAGCTGGCGGCGTACCAAATTTAGTCCACGCTATTGTAAATCCGTCAGCGTTAAACGATTGAATATTTCCGTACTGCGCCCACGTTGCGGCGTCACCTATATAAATTGAACCTACTGTCATGTTTGCAACGGTTGTTCCTTTTATTGTGTGTCCGCCATAACTTTGTGCATTGTCATAACCCTGTGATATTGTTACATTGCTTTGCCCGTTGCTTGCAAATAACTTTATCGCTTTTGGCTGAAAACCAATTCCAGTATAAGCAACGTTTCCCGTCTCCGCTGTTTGATCGCGAGTAATTACCACTATTTTTACGTTGCCTGTAAATCCTGCTCCAGCTGGCCCGGTTGCACCCGTGGCTCCTGTAGCCCCTGTAAATCCAGTTGCTCCTGTGGCTCCCGTTGCGCCAGTTGGGCCGGGTACGGTAGAGTCTGCCCCTGTCGGGCCAGTAGTCCCTGTTTCGCCCGTGGCTCCCGTAGCACCCGTTAATCCCGTAGTTCCTGTCGGCCCCGTGTCGCCTGTAGCCCCCGCTGGGCCTGTTGGCCCTGTTGGGCCTACGGGTATAGCCGCTAATCCCGCTACGCGGTTAGATAATCGTAAAAACTGTTCCTGTGATACGTTCATTGCATACCACTCAAAGTGTTATACGGATCGTATCGCATCATTGGCGGCTTTACTAATTGTTTTGCCCGTTCGTACAACATCACATTGCGGTTGTATTCGTCTTCCATTTTGTCTTGTAATGCAAACTCAGCAGCTACGCCGTAAGGCATAACTCTAAGCGCAATGTCGTCTGATACGTAAAGCGTACTTGAAAAAGAAGTTATCGGCGTTAAGACGTTTACGCCCGCGAGTTTAGCGCATTCCCGCTGTATCGCGTCGATTATTAATGGGGCTTTGCCCTCGTACCCTGTGGACGCATTGGCTTCGCCATCATCATCAATTTCGTCAAGTTGCGCAAGTGCGCGAACGTAAACGTCATTTGCCGTCATTGTCTCTCCTTTACAGTTGTACGGTTTCTGTTACAACAAGTGATGCTGTGCCCGCCGTGGCAAGGTCAAGGTCGATGTCTTGATCCGGAATGTTCATAAACCTTGCCGTGTCAGACATGTTAAAGTAGTACGTCTGTCCGTCTGCGATTGTCTGAGTGTAATCACCAAGCGATGATCTGCACCCGCCAGTTGCGCCGGAGTTAAACGTTGCGGTCAGGGTAGACCCTGAACCGTTTGCAATCCTTACCGCCATCTTAAAGCTTTTACCATCCTCGCACGGTATCGTTACCGATGCCGTTCCGGTAGTAATGCTAGCGGAAGTGTAATTTGCGTATGCCGTACCTCCCGTGAGGTCGAACTGTGTTACGTCAGCCATTTTTCATTTCCTCCTTTAAGACGCTTCGTCGGTGTTTGTCGTCGTGAAACACACCAGCTCAGCAGGACGTATTACCGTTCCGCCGTACAGGTGCAGCACCTTGAACGCATCCGAAAACGCCAATTCCGGTTCGTACCGCTTAATCATGTTTGCGGGGATTTGTTCTGCAAAAGCAATAGCCTTGCGTGTAAACGCCATGTTGTAGTCAATGGTTGATCCGTTGTTTTGTACAGAATTTGACACGTAGGTGTTAAAGTTTAAAACGTTTCCTTTAAATCCTTTTGTCATAATGTCGTTGTTGGTATTCTGGAAAATGATCTTTGCAAGCACGATCTTGGTATAGACCCTCGGAGATATTACAAGTATCATTTCCTCTTCCAGCGGCACGTCAGCTTCAAGCAATTTTTCCTGTACTTCTGCCAGCTTTGCAAGAATCGTCAGCGATGTGTTTGCTGCGTCCGTTACAGTATTGCCAGCTTGCGTGTAAAAGCCTGCAAGAAATTCATCTGCGGTCTGTGCAAGCGCGCGTTTTGCTTCCTGAATCTCGGTGTCAAAAATCTTGCCCGATACCGCCGCCTGCTTGTCGTCAATTTTCTCTACTTCTACGTTGATGTATTTTTGCTGCGTGATGTGCAAATCCTGATTGTAAGAAGTTTTGGTTTCAAGCGCCAAATCTGTCCCGATTACGTAATCTCGTACTGTTGGCCTGCCAACGCCTGCAATGTGCAGTACGTCGCCCATTTTGGTAATTTCGCCAAGTATCGGCCCTTTGTAACAGAGATTCCGAAACACGCTCATGCGTTCTCTGTCTGTCATTAATTCCGTAGACAGTATTTCAGGTTTAAATGATTCGTATGCCATGTTTTAATCCTTTCATTAACCCGTCAGTATCTTCCATATCTGCGAATGATTTTTGGCAAGTTCTGCGGGTGTCATTTTGTCGATATCCTCTTTTGTAAGAGGTTTTTCAGCAGGTTCGCCGCTCCCCAGCTTTGGGGGCGCTGCTGCCGTGTTTTCGCTGTTGATTTTTTGAGCTTCAAGCTGCTTTTCCATCTCTTTTGATTTCCTTTCAAGTTCTTGTATTGTGGCTTGGGCTTGGTCATATTTGTGCAATTTGTACAGGTTTAAAAGCGGCGTGTCGCCGTCCGTCCATGACTGAAAAACATCTTTTGGAATGGATACTGGCTCAACGTCCGGGTAGGTCGTGTGAAATTCACTCCACTCGTTTGCTTTGCGTTCGCGTTTTTTTTGTTCTGACTCAAGCTGGTCTGCCCTTGCTTTTTCCGCGTCTGCGCGTTGCACTGCTTCCAGTTCAGTTACGGATTTGCCCTGTTCTTTTGCTTTTGCCGCAAGCCTCTGCCGCCTTGTCGCTTCAATAACCTCAGAGCGGGTTTTTCCTGTTTCTTTGGCTATTTCGTCTATAAGGTCACTTGCTTGTTGGATTTCTTTGATTTGGTCTTCAAGTAGCTGTTTTTGCTCAAACATTTTGTCGTAGTTCATGCCTTTTTGGGCGTATTCTACGGCCTTGTCTTGGTCGAGTTCGATCTCGTCCTTGTTGTACTTGACCTTCAACTTAAAGCTGGTAGGCTCCGTTTCGGGCTGCTGTTCTGCCTGCGGTTCGGCTGGTGTTGCTTCGCTTACGGCTACTTCTGCCTGTGGTTGGGCATCAACTAAATTTTCGTTGACTTCCCCCACTGGTGTGGTGGTTTCGGTCATGATTTAAAACTCCTTTAAATAAAAAATCCGCTTTACGCGGTGGGTTGCATCATTGCTGCCTGTTGTGCGGCGGCTTCTTCGTCTTTTCGCTTTTTCGCCAGTTTATCGGCATTAGGGACAATCCCGTATGTATCAATTATTTCAAAGTATTCTGAATCTCGTAAATGCCCGCTTTTTAAAAGCCCGTCTATAGTCTGCATAGATTGAATTTCGCTCCACATGTTTGACGGCCCAACATCAATTCGCACGTCCATTGCGTAATCTGTCAGGTCTGGCATTGGCACATATTGAATGGTTTCCTGCATTACTTGTTTTCCCATTGAATCTACAACGGGCTTCATGATTTGTTTGCCGTCAGGGCCATAAGCGGGGCCGTTTTCGTCAACTACAGGTTCCATTGCGGGTACTTGCGCTTTAATCGGTATTTTTCTTCCGGCGTAATACCCTTTCATGTAATCTAAAGCTACAATCCCAATATCTTCAATAAAGTTGTTTCGTCTTTGTTTGATAGATTCCAACGGCACTACTGCCGCGTCGTGTACTGCCATATACGCAGATGTGTTATCAGGGTCGTTTATGTCGCCTCTGAGGGCTTGGTTGGCGTTCATCATGTCAAGCGTTTGGCTAATAAACATTTCTATCAATCTTGGCACGTCGTAGCTCATTGTTCCGGGCTGAATAACCTGCATTACGCCGTCCGTTGTACCATTTACCGGAATAGGTACACCGATTTGTTCTTGCGCTTCTTTGGATGTTATTTTGTTTTGGTCATACAAGTATTTTGGAAAGCCCATGTTCATTTGGCATACTTGCGCCATCGCTGCGGCTTTGTTTATGTATATCTGATTAGGTATCATTGCGGTTATTTGAGATACGCCATGACAAGAGTTTTTGCGCGGTTTCCAGTTCATTAACGCTACGGGGTAAACGGATAGCTTTGTCTGGTATTCTGGTGTTACAATTACGCTGCGCGTGGATTTTTCCATAAACACACGGGTATACGTTTTGTTTTCCGTGATTGGCTCGCCTATTTCGTTTGTTAACATTTGCCCGTTGTTATCTTTTTTATAAATTTCTTCTGTTACTTTTTGTTTCCACATTTTCAGTAACACAGTACATTTATCCGAATCGTCCAGCTCGACTTTCCCCATGTCGCCAGCCGTGTACTCGGTTTCGTTATCTGCTGTTATTTCGCCTTTTACGCCGTTTCTTTTGGCTTCGTCCTGTACGTTTTTAATAAGCTCTCTAAACGCCAGTATAATATACGGTTGGCCTTGTACGTCGGGGTCGTTTGGGTTGCCGGGGTAATAGTTTACGTTGTCTACTGTTTGTATGGTCATGTCGCCAGTTACGTTTTGCCCTGTTGTAATTTCCGAATCCCACGGCATATAAACTATACCGTCGCCCGCTATCCCGGCGTCTTGCAGCGCCCTGTTTAAAACGTAGTCCATCTTGAGGCGTTCCCATAAAACTTCTGAATAATCGTTAATTTGTTTTATGTAAATTGCCAGCTCGTCTGTTTGGGATTGTCCCATAAGAGAATATCTGAGTTTTGTTTTACGGTCTGCTACAGCCGCGATTAACAGCCCTAGCCCGCGTTCAAGAACGTTTAATACTGGCTTTGGCAGGTTAGACGCAGGTACGCCATTCCACTGATCGCCAGAAAAGAATCTTTCGTTTAAGTCAACAGTTGAATAAAGCCCTATTCGGGTTTTGTAATCTTGGCCTTTTGCGTACTGTTGCCATGCTTTTGTGTCTTTCATTTATCGTCCTTTACAGGGGTTCCGTCCCATCCTAAAACTTTTGCAAGCTGTCCTATTTCAGTATTTTTTGATAAATCTTTCGCGGGCTTTTGGAATATAGGCTCAGGCGATTTGTTTTCTTTGTCTCGCCTGCCGTCTTTAATTCCCTGACGGTAAAATTGCATACAAAAAAACGCTACTATAGCGCCGATTAAAACACTTGTTATAACCTCAAGCATTAATATCCTCCCATCAAGTAACTGTTTATTTTGCTTTTTTGGGGCTTATTCCATCCCCACGGATCGGGCGTTGATTCTACTGGTTTTGTCGTTCCAAGTTGACGCATCGAACACCAATACCTTAAAGCATCTGGCGTATGAGTTATGCTGTGCGGTTCGTTACAAATATCGTTTGCTTTTTTGGGGTCATACTGTAAAAGCGGTATGTTTGTTATTAACGGCGTACACGTTGAAAATACTTTCATCAGCGGATAGCCTGTTTTATTGCCTTTTCCGTCTTCTTTTTTTAAATAATTTTTTACTGTTAACCATCCAGCTTCACGATCATTAGACGCTTTAATTAATGGCAATCCTGCATCCGCAAATTGGTCTGCTTTACTTATGCCTTTGTCTACCGTTCTTCCCCATAAATCAGGAGGGGCGTAAAATCCTTGTATTGTTTCCGTTGTTTCTCGCCTTATTAACGCCGCAGCATGTTCTACAGGAAGGTTTGGGTGTTCAACATTTTTGTATATAAAACACTTTCCTTTTTCGTCTATTGCAACCCACACTACCGCTAACATGTCAAGCCCGTAGTCAAGCGCAGCGGTTTTTCTCCACCATGACGGTATCGGAAACGGATCAACAATATGTACGTCTTCGTCCCATTCCGTAAAATATTGGCCTTCAAATACCGTCCAATCGCCTTCAAGCCACGCTCTGCGTAATTGCTCGGGAAGATTTGTTAACTGCCTTACGTAGTCTGCTTCCCATTTGGCTTCCATGTCGAGTTCTGTCGTTAACTTGCGTAATTTATGTTCTTTTTTTAAATTTTCAACCGCTTCTAAATACCCAATGTCTGAATCAAACAACGGTTGGTTGTCCCACACTTTTGCTTGAATAAACGTGTAATCTTTTGCGCGTTCTTTTTTGCGGTATACTTTATCTATGAAAAGCCTTTTTACCCACGCATGACCTACCCCGCCCGGGTTGCACGTTAAATATGTTCGCTTTGGAAACCTGTTTACTCCCCTAACTGTAGAATCAAGCCATCCAAATTGATACTCCGTTAGCTGTGTAGCTTCGTCTAGCAGCACCATATCATATTCTTGGCCTTGGTATTGAAGTACGTCTTGTTCGTTGTCGCAATATCCTAATTTCAACCGTGATCCAGTTGGAAATACAAACGCCTTATCGTCGCTGTTATACTTTGGCCGCGCCATTGGCTCTAATTGTTGATAGGCTGCAAGTAACGGATTAACATGGTTTTCTTTTAATTCTGGAAACGTTCTGCGAATTAAAAGCATTTTTATACCCGGATAACCAAACCCCGCGTATGTTGCCTTTGCTCTTCCGCCGTGAGATTTTCCGCCGCCCTTTGCGCCCCCGTATCCCACATAGCGGGTTGTTGACGTATAAAATTCTTCTTGTTTTGGCGTAGGAATCCCAAATGCTTTTTCTATTTGTTTTTCAAGGTTCACAGTCTGACCTCAAATTTTATCGGCTCGGTGTACCCCGCCGCCGTCCTTAATCGCATGTAAACGTCACCGACTATTACTACTTCGCTAGGCACATCGTAGGTTATTGTTTCGGTGTATGCCGTAGTCCCTTCGTGCCATGCGCCGCTGTAAAACCAATCTATGTATACTGTCCAGTCAGACGGAAAATTTATAGTTAGTTCCGTTGCTTCGTCTTCACCGTAGTAGCCTAAAAATACCGGCTCGTATATTTGCGTTCCGGCGTAGTTTTGTATTTTTATATTTTCCGGTGCGTCTACGGTTATTGTGTACTCTCTCATTGTTCCTCCGCGTAGCGGTAAATTTTTTATACTGGTGTTACTGTTTAACCCGTAGGGGGTCTAAAATACTCGTTATGCATAGTTTATGCAATGTTTATTCATATATGCGGTGTGCAAATGTGCCTTTTATGCAGTGGTTGCATAAATTTGTTCTCTTTATGCGCTTTTTCTGTGCGGAATATCCACTGTATCGTTTTCCTTTCAATTAGGTATCGGTCGTTCATAGTACCCTACTGACCACCCTTTTCGCCCGTATCCCCAACAAAATACCACGCATCACACAACGCATGGCGTCCTATCTGATTAATTACATTTGTCTACAGCAGGGGGAAGGGTATCATTGATCTATGTGCGCTATATGCCTACGGGGCCATTGACCTTTTGATATACTATCAAGTGTTCATGCCGATAGATAAAGGGTTCTCAGCATTTATACGACTATCTGACGACTAATGCGCCATTTTACCCCACTTGCCCAGGCTTATTGGGCCGCCAATGTCTACCTTAGATTGTGCCGGGCCGATGTATCCCATGGTCTCCGCCTGTCTCTCGCGTATCCTTGCGCTGTACTTATCTGTGTTATTTTCAAGGCAGTAACGAGCTATCTTGACCTGTCCCCGCGCAAGAGCCTCTGAAAGCGCTTCATTATATGTATAGGCTTCATCCGCTTTATGCAGCGGGTTTACGTATCCGGCTAACCATGATAAGTATGTTTCTCTCTTATGTACTCCTAGGGCTTCCATTAACCCCGCCTCACTCATGGGCTGTATTGGTGTGCCGTTATCATCTGTATTGCTGGTTATATAGGCGTTTACTGCCTCTGCTATTTTGTTTACATCTATCTCATATGTGCCATTTGGCGCTTGTTTGCAATACTTGAGTTGGCGGCTCTCTGCATATGTATATCCTGTGCCACTAATGCGCTTTGGAATCTCCTTTGGCTTGCGTCCCACGTGCCGCCCTCCCCTCTGTTTGGTGATTATGTATACCTATTTGATGGTTTTAACCTTTTTTACGGTGTTTTTGTCTGCTTTATCGGCTGCCATATCATCTATATATGCCCGTGTTACGTCCTTCTTGGATTGCTTTTTGATGTGCCTTACTATCCGTCTGATCTCTTTTAGCTCGTCTTTGTATGCCATTTTTACCCCAACATGATATCTATTTGCGTTAACGCTATACTACATCGTGTATATTATACTCCATACGTTGCATCACTTTGCATCACCAAAAAAATATTTTTATAAACCCTATTGACAACCTGCGCAGGTATATGATAAGATGACTTATCAAAGCAAGGAGGAAGAAACGATGAAGATAGCAATTACTAAACACGAAAAGCGGCTTATGGATGCATACTGCAAGTATTGCATGGACGTAAAAGGTTATCTTCCGAGCGAATATGATTTGTCAAAGCTAATAGATAATATGAACAGCGACCACAGGTGGTTAGTAGATGAATACATACTAGACCAAGCAAAAAAACGTAATTGTCTTACATAATCCTAGCCCCCCCCCCGCACGTTTCATCCGGGTTATCGTAAAGCCCGGCACCAACCCAAAAGGGTATTAAAACAAGGAGGATTGAACGATGAAGGACTACAGATTTGAGATTTTTGAAAGCGAGTTTCACGGCGGAAAGCATTTAGCCTATTCAAATTCGATTAAAAATGCGGTAAAAATTCGGGGTTGTTGTGCGGGAACGGATTGTAAATGTGGTGGCGCGTATATCAAATTCAATCCGACGCACCCCGCGAACAAGAAATATCTCGGAGCTGACGGTGCGGATAAATTTTCAGAAGATATTTATTTTGCACAATAACCCCGGTCGGGCGTCCTACCGCCCACCACCAAAAATATGAAGGAGGATTGAATCGTGATAATGCGCAGGGAAGATATCGAAAACGAAATTCGCGGCATGAACATCTATACTGCATTGGACGCCATGAAGAAGAAAGGCTTTAACGTCACTAAATCGGAAAGCGAAGATGCCAGCGAGGTTTACTATGAGAACGCAGATGGTACAGAATACGCATACTGGTACAGGTAACCTCGCCCGTTGCCGGGACGTAAACCCGGCACCATTACCCTAAATAATTGATTGGAGGATATGATTATGGTTGTACGCACGATTACCGACGAAGAAAACGGGAAGCGCTGGGATATAATCAAGCACGAAGAAAACCGATATGATTACGCATATTACGAATACTATAAATCTATCGGGTGGAAACGCTTAAGCACTGATCGAGGATATACGAAAGACTGCATCATGTTTATGTTTAATTTACTGTTTTTAGTTTGATAGCATCATCATGGCCGTGTGTCGGCCACCATTGCCCCGCAGTGCGGATTATGAGAAGGA